AGTAACATTCCTGGTAGAGAGTTGCGCTGGATGGTGTTTGAAAAGAAAACTCAGACTGTAGTTGGATTTATTCGCTTTGGGTCTCCAACGATTAATTCTAGACCCAGAAATGTATGGCTTGGTAAGGCACCCAATCTATCTGTATTCAATCGCCATGCTGCAATGGGATTTGTAATTGTCCCGTCTCAACCTTTTGGATATAACTATCTTGGTGGAAAACTTTTGGCATTGATGTGTGTCTCTCATTTTGCTCGTGAGACTCTGAATGAAGTCTTTGAGAAAGATATTGCACTATTTGAAACCACATCACTATATGGGTCTACTACCTCAGCATCTCAGTATGATGGTCTAAAACCCTTCATGCGGTACAAGGGCCTGACTGATAGTAAGTTCCTACCTCTTCTGCATGATGAGGTCTTTCACCGCCTTCATGACCGTTTTACGGTACTCAATAACAACACCCCTCTAACGGATAATAAAGCATCTTCTAAAAAAATGAAGAGGCAAACTAAGATGATTTCTATCATTAAGAAGTCTTTAACTGATCAAGATAAATTGAAAAAGTTTAATGAAGTTATCAATACAGCATTTGGACTTACTCAGAAGAAGAGGTTCTATATCTCAGACTATGGATATTCAAATGTTCGTGAGGTAATCATGGAAGAGCAAGATAAGTTAGTTCGTGGTCCTAATTGGGATAAGTTTTATCTAGAGAATATTATCTCTTGGTGGAAGAAGAAATCAGGTAAAAGATATGAAAAACTAAAAACAGAAGGTAGATTCAGAACCAAGGTGGAACTCTGGACAGAAGATGATGACATTCAAATTATTAGATAATGGAACTTAAATACTGGCTCAACTCAATTAATTTTAATAAGGAAGATCTGTCAGAACACATCAGTTCTTATCCTCCATACATTATAAATCGCTGCTTATCGGGGCACTTGGATTGTGTGATGTATGCAAATGAAATGAATAAGTATAACTTTCTTAGTAAAGATATGCAATATTCTTTTTATCTAAATACTTTGAGGAAAAAGAAGAGATTCTCTCCTTGGATCCGAAAGGATAAAGTCCAGGATTTAGAATGTGTCAAACAATACTATGGTTATAGTAACGAGAAGGCATCTCAAGCTCTGAAAATTCTGACAAATGAACAGATTAACTTTATTAAACAACGACTTGATGTTGGAGGAATGAAATGACTACCACTGTGGAACCCACTTTTGACTGGTCACAAGAAAAAATGCTTGAGGTAGTTCTCAATGAACCTGATGATTTTCTGAAGGTACGTGAGACTCTGACACGAATTGGTGTTGCTTCTCGGAAAGAAAAGAAACTATACCAATCCTGCCACATTCTTCATAAGCAGGGTCGTTATTATATCGTTCACTTTAAGGAACTGTTTGCCTTAGACGGTAAACATGCTAACCTTACTATTAATGATGTGCAAAGACGCAATCGTATTGCTAGATTGCTTTCTGATTGGGGACTGATATCTATCACCAAAGAAGATGATAGTCTTGATATTGCACCATTAAATCAAATCAAGGTGTTGTCATATAAAGACAAAGGCGAATGGATTCTTGAACAGAAATATAATATTGGTAAAAAGAAAGTTGTTGTAGAACAATAAATAAAAGGAGGTTAGTTGCCTCCTTTTTTAATGTCAACAAGAACAGCAGCAATTATTATAGATGACTTCTTATCAGAGGATAAGTGGAATTGGATTCAGAGTAATTTGAGTGATTATATGAATACTGATGAGTTTGTTGAAAATATTCATGAACCATATAAGACTACTATTGGTTGGATAAAAGAAAAACTTTTTGAACTTGATTTATTTCAAGAGCATTGGAATAGTACAATAGATGGTTGGTCTTTCATAAATACATTACCACCCAATGTTGACAGAGAATCTTCAGGAACAGGATACCATATTGACTTTGGTGGATTTGTATATTATGTTCATCCAACATGGGATTCTTCTTGGGGAGGTAATCTTAAGTTTGAAAATTGTGATGTTGACAAAATTGAACCAGCACCAAATCGGTTTGTTTGGATCAATCCAAAAGTTCCTCATGGTATTGGGGTAGTAAATACTAGTGCAACTCATAATAGAATAACTATTGTTGGATGGCCTGAGGGATGCGTAGAATACTCAGATGCAACACAACAGATAAATATTCCAATATAAGGCTAAGTAATGGCAAAGAATAGGTATACAAGAGCACTTAAGGTACTGAAGAGTTCTCAGGTAGATGAGAAACTTCAGATCCTTGAGGCATTGCCTACAAACAATACTACTGGTCTTTATGTTGTTGAACCTGCAATTATAAACACGGTTACAGTTCCTGGCGAGGTTGATAGAACAGCAGACTTTACTCAGGATGGAGATGGGTCAGAGGGATATAGTGGAAATGATACAACGGGTTTATTTCTCAGTGATGGAACTATTCTAACTATAGAACCACCCGGAGATACGAGTTATATTCTTGGACCCATGTCAGCCATGTGGTATGCCTGGGGAAACTTTACTCAGATTGGATACATCAGACAGTCTGATAGAAGAATGGTCAACCTTGCCAGAATTACTGGTCAGTTGGGAAGTTGGGATGGATCATCAAATTTTACTAGTTATGGTCAATTAACTTTAGAACAGGCAGTTTTCTTTCAAAATACCCCAAAACTGAATGGTGCTGATAATGATACTCCAAATTACAGAGCATTTTATCCTGGTCCACCTTCAAACACAGCAGATGGATTTGGTAGATATTTGGCTGTAATTACGGGAACTACAAAAGCAACGGAAAGAGAAGAAACACAGCGCACTCCTGATGTTATGGGTGATGCAGAATCTCAGGGATATCCTTGGGAGAAGAGAAAAGAAGAAGAACAAGATAAGAATGATAAATTAATGCAGACTATTTTGAATGCAGCAATGTTGGGTTTGGATATTGCCGCTGTTGTAGCATTATTATTCCCAGAACTAGCATCTTCAGCAGCAGGAGCAGCAATACTTGGTTCTAAATTAAGGTATGTTGCTAAATTTGGAAGAGCACTTAGTAGACTTAATCCATTCAAGAGGTCTCCAAAACCCAAAATCACATATGGAAATAGACCGACAAAAGCAAGATATGGTGATGGTGCTAAACCAAAAGATCCAATGGATAAGGTTTTGAGAGATATTAATAGAGCAAATGCAGCATCTCCATCAAAAGGGAGCAGCTTTACTAGAGGAGATAATATTAGAGGACCATACAGTGATGTAAAGGCACAATCAAGACCTGGGTCTGGGAAATATAAGAGTTCATCTAGAAACTATGACCCTAAAAATAATCCATCATTTGGAAGTAGAAGAGGAACAAGAAAATTTAATAACTCTTATGAATATGATACTAATAAGATACTTCTAGAACAAATAAACAACTACTTGTTGGAAACAGCAACAGCAGTTCCAAGTCTTTCTGGTGGTATGGAAGCTGCTGATGGATATGTTGATAAAGTATCTAAAACTTCATCTCCTGATCAATTAGAAAAAGCATCTAATGATGCAAATAATATTGCCAAGGAAGGTGGTAAAGGATTATCTGATTCTGATTTAGCAAAAATTGATAAGGATGCTGAAACAGAAGCAAAAAGATTGACTAATTTTAATATCGATAATCCAGGGTCTATGGATAGTGATCAACTATTATCAGCTTTGGATTTAATTTATGAAGTTGATCCTGATTGGTTAAATGATACATTTGATAAATTAGATTCTCTCATTCCACAAAATGAACTTGATAAACTAAACCAAGAATACGAGGATAAAGAAACTGAAAGAGAAACTGAAAGAGAAACTATTCAGAGTCAACTAGATGCACATGATGAAAATTATAATGAATATGGAGGTGGAGGTTGGACAGAAAACGGTGTTCGTTATGCGGGTAGCGTAAATTGGGGCGCACAATTTACTAAACAAAATTTTAAAAGTTCAGGACAATCTTTTAGTGAATATAATAGTGTAAGAGAAAGACTTGGATTCTTTAATAACAATAGTGGTCCAGATGAGTATGGAAGATACCACCCTGGGGTGGGTCCTCTATCAATTTTGGATGCCAAAGATAATGGGCATCAACCTGAACAATTTACTGGAGTTGCTTATGAAATAGTCTCAAGATCTTATAAACTAACGGAGATTCGTTCTAATAAGAATTTTCCTCAACCTGGTCAAAATATCTATTATACTAAAGAAGACTATGATGAAGCAGTCTTTCTAGAAGCAGAATATGGTAGAATATTTGCCGAGTATATAAATTTCTGGGAAGGACCTGGAGGGTTTGATGAATTAAGAAAAGAAGCATGGGCTTTTGACGATAGAAGTCAAGAACTAGGCAGACAAGACGCGAGAGATGCTAAAAAAAGAAGAGATGAATTACAATCTAAATTAGATAATCTTGGTACTGGTGACAAATATAATGATGAATACTCTGACAAAATTGATGAACTTTACAGGCCCTTTTTTGTTGCTGTAATGAAAGATTGGAATGAATTTAATCAAGGTGAGGATATCAATGATGATCCATTTGGCATTAAAGATTATGTTAATCAAGATGGTAGTATGTCAGAGGCAGATAAAAAAAGATTGAAAGCATATCTTTCTAAGATGGGACCTGAGTATGCAAAAATTGCTGCCATTCCTGTAGCCGTTGGATTACTTGCAACACCTGCTGGGCAAGTTGCTCTTGCTGCTGGTGCTGCTGCGGTTACTACATTATTGATTCAGGCAGGAATTAATGTTGGTAGTACGGCTGGCACTGGCGATTCTGCTGATTATGACAATCCTTACAAGAGAGAAAGAGATGCGGTAGAGACAGCAAAAAAAGCAGAGGCTGATAGAAAAGGAGACGCAAGAGAGAAAGGCACAAGTGAGGCAGAAAAACAAGAAGTAGCAGATGCTGATCAACAATTACAAGATGCTGAACAAGAAGCTACAGATGCAGAGGCAAGTGGAGATTCAGATAGAATTGATAGAGCATATGATAATTATACAAAAGCACGCAACAACAGGACAAGAGTAACAAAAAAATGGAGAACAAATAGAAAAAATCAAAAGACTGAAAGTTACAAACCCAAGTTCTTAAAGAACAGAGAAAGAAAAAATGTTACAGAAATAGTAACTCCAAAACAAAAAAGGATTCTTCGTGAGATCAAGAAACCAGTTCAGGTTAAGGAGATGCCAACCAAATTTAAAGTAAAACCAACTGGCAGAAATAACAAAATTGTTGGTGCTGAATTAATGAAACCTATTGAAAGTCCAAAGGCTTTCAAACCTGATCCTGCTATATGGAAAGCAGGTCATAAAAAATATAATGAAATTTCTAGTCAAGATAAAAAGAATCATGTTCTTGAGTTAGTTGGTGCTGCTGAACATCATTGGTCAACTTTGATTGAGAGATCTGATCGTGAAAGGCAAGAGAAAGTTAATGAGGCAATGGCTCAAGAATTTGATAGAGAGATGGAAAAACTTTATGAAAAGTATCAAAAGAAAGAAACCAAAGTTGATAAAGTAATTCAGTCTATAAAAACTGCATCACTTGATAACCCAGACATCAAACCAATACATCCTGATAACCCACCACCAGAAAGAGTGAATGGATATCATCCAAAATATGGTCAGAAATATAAGCACGATAAGTTAGATCCACATAGTGCAGAATTCATGCCTGCTACAGGAAATCCTGAGATTGATGCAAACGTCAAGAAGGCAACCAACACAAAAGAAAAGGCAAGGAAACTCAAAGTTCTTCTTGGGAACAGGAAAAAAATTAGTGAAAGTATGACCACCGCTTCTTTGATGAGCACAACTCTTCCTGCTGAACCAGATATCATTCAAGATTCATTACCCTCCACAACTATAACTTCTGCTGATAATACTGGAGATCCGACTGAAAATGGACTTGTTCCTAGAGTTCAAAGTTTTCAGGTGACCGATTCATCAAAGACTGATACGATAACAGTAACTATTTCTGGATCTTTTAATACAAAAACAGTTGATGGTGATGTCATCGATGATAAAATTAGTGTAGGTGTATTGGTCGGTGGTACTTATGTTGGAAATTATCTTAAACATGGTCTAGGAAATGGAACTCATACAGTCTCAATTCCACCAAGATTCCAAAAGGCAGGTGTGAAGTTTGATGCGATTCAAGTTACTGCTTTCCAAGGTGGTAGTGGTGCTCAAAGTGGAACAGTTAATATCACAGGAGTTGGGTTAAAGAGAGTTAAACCAATGAATGTCTTTGTTAGTCTGGATAGTCCAGAGGCAACTAATTTTATTAGAACTGATCCTACAATGCAGGGTCTTTCTGCAGAAGATAGAAAGAAGAAATTGCTTGATATGTTAGATGCAGGTGATGAGTATTTGTTAAAGTATCTTGGTATGATTGGTAGTAAGGCAAGACCTTCTGACACTACTATGCCAGATAGTTGGGACCAGGCACAATCACAACCAGGACCCGATTCAGGTACTATGAGAAATCTTCGCCCATCTGGTGTTGAGAGGTCTGATAAAAATATGACATGGGATGATCATATGCAGGAGTATGTTCCAAATATAGGTCCTGGGGATCTACTTAAAAAAGCATCTTCTGGTAGTGGTGATACTCAGATTGCTAGTGCAAAAGGTCCATATGGAACTCCTGGTGCTGACAAACCATATGTTAGAAAAGGATATAAAGATAAAAAAGGTAAGTTTGTAGATTTTGATAATCCTGCAACTTGGCCAAGTATTGTGCAGAAGGCAGGGTACGAACCAGAAGGAGAAGTTCTTTCAGAGAAAAAGAAACTCAAGTCTCCAAAAGATATTACAAAAAAAATTCCTGGATACTATGATGGAAAACCAGCACCACTTGGTTTTCCAATGCAAGAACCACCTAAGATGAAGAATGGATTCCATCCTGATTTGGTTGATGGTAAGAAGATTGCAAATAGATTTAATCGTCTAGATCCTCAGAGTGCCAAGGCAATGCCACCATCGGGCAACCCTCACATTGATAAGAAAGTCAGAGCAGCAGCAAAGAAACCAAAATGAGGGGTTGACAGGTTCGGGAAACCGTAGTATTATAAATAAGACTGAGACTCTTTTCGTGCGGTCTCTACGAAAGTCGGAACACCATATAAAGAGGTTCGGTTATTACCGTTCCTCTTTTTTATTGCTATGTTATAAATAAGTATGGATGCCTTCGGGGTCCACAAAACACAAACTCGCTTTTAAAGGAGCTACTAATATGGGTAACCTCACAAGGTATACTGCTGCGGATCTACCTGCACTGATGGAACGCATAAATAGGAATAGCATTGGAATGGACGAATATTTCGATAGGTTGTTTGCCCTTCACGAAACAACAAAGAATTATCCTCCATTCAACCTAGTAACGGTCAGCAACGTAGAATCGAAACTAGAACTTGCGCTTGCAGGATTTAAAAGGAAAGAAGTAAATGTCTACACACAAGACGGAAAACTCTTTGTCGAAGGGCAAAGGGAGGATACAGAATCGGAAACAACTTATGTCCATAGAGGAATGGCTCAACGATCATTCACAAGAACTTGGACA